TCACTGCACCATCGGCGAGCTGGCGATCCATATTGGCGATCGCCCAGGTGAAGGTGGTATCAGCCATTGAAGTGGTGGTGATGGGAGAAGTTTAGATGTGGCACAATGACTAGCTCAGTCGATAAGTCACAAACGTGTTCGCTGCCGTGCGTCGTGAAGCAAAGCGGCCAGAGGTGCCCGTAGCAACAGAGCCGGAGCCGTTCTAGATAGCCGAACTAAAAGTGGGGCAATTTTATCATGTTCCGATGAGACCATGGGAAATCAAATCATCAATAAGAGCCTTCACTCGTTCCGCAAGCTGAGCAGTAGTAACAGTAGACGTAGCAAACGCTGTGCGAGTGGCAGTGCCGGTGGCAGCGGTCCATCCTGTGACGCGAGCACCAACTACTTTAGTGTTGTTAATGCGATATTCGTTACCAGTGGAGAGATTGACATTACCGCCAAAGAAGGAAGTGCCTGCATTTACGTATAAAGCGTAAGGATTGGTAACCGTAACGTTAGTACTAGCAGTGGGAGCGCCGTCAATGTAGACAGTAGAAGCATTGGTGTAAGTAACGGAAGCATTAGTCGCCGCAATTCCAGGATTGTCAAAAGCAGCAATTGTGCCATGAGTGACGGTCCCGGATGCTGCAGTAGTGTTGTCTGTATAAGCGCCAGATGCAACGTACAGTTTGGCCGGAGCAGTCACACTAAGCGCCGCGCCTGTCGCTGCTTGGCTGCCAAAAGTGCTCAAGCCGTTGGCTGAAATTCGAACGCGCTCCGTCGGGCTGCTTGCTCCGTCGGCAGTGGTAGAAAATACCAAACGGCCCGGCATGTCGTTGGTGCCAGGGGTGCCGTCTACTTCGACAAGGATTTCTGCCGCTGTAATAAAGTTTGTTCCATCATCGCCAGCGAAACGAATGTTGCCTAAATCGTCGCCATCTAAGACAACACCACCGGTAGCATTATTAACGGCACTGCGCGATCTAGCAAAAAAGAAACGCGGCGCAACAGTTTGTCTTCCTGATCCGCCTGCATTTCTATAGCAGTACAGACCTGCCGAATACTCATCCACTGTGGAACCAACACCCGAACGAACTAAACCGGGAGTAAGTGTTTCGATTGCAGGAGGCGTAGTAGCCGTGCCAACTAACAACCTGCCGGAGCTATCGATGCGGGCGCGCTCTTGGCTACTTCCGCCTACTGTTCTTGTATGGAATCCAAGCTCACCAGCGGCCGAAGCTACCCGATAGCCCCTGATCTCACAGGTTGAGTTCGCAGTTACATCAACGGTGGATCCGTTCCAAACGATTGCTGAATAGTCGTTTGTAGTGGTGCTATTAAGGTCAAGCGTAATGTTATTGCCTAGTCCTCTGACGGTTAGAGGAGAGTAAGGGCTCGTAGTGCCAATCGCTAGTCTGTTATTGGTAGCGTCATAAAACACGCCACCGCTATCAATGTTGATGTCGCCATCAGCCTCGATGTTGATTCGCTGAACACCATCAGTCGAGATGGCTACTTGGTCTGCGCCGGGGGAGTAGATGCCGGTGTTGGGGTCACCGGTGAATGTCAGTGCTGGCGCCGTTACGCTACCGAGTGGATAGCTGAAGCGCTCGCTGCTAGTCCACGCATCGGTGGCGTCAACCCAGTTGATCGTCTTATCGGTTGCACCCTTGAGCGTGATGCCACCACCATCTGCTGTGATGTCGCTTGGTGTGGTGACATCGCCAAGGATGATGTTCTTATCTTCAACAACCAAATTAGTGGTGTTGATGTTAGTGGTAGTCCCGTTGACGGTTAGATCACCAGCAATCGTGACCGCTGCATCGAATGTGGCGGCCCCTGTTACGTCCAGCGTGCCAGGTATGTCTACGTTGCTGGCCCACTCCACCCCGGTGCCAGCTGCATCGGTCTGCAACAGTTGCCGCGCTGCGCCATCGGCTAGTTTGCTGACGGCAATCTCAGCCGTTGCGCTGATGTCGGCGTTAGTGATTGGCGCACCAAATGGCTGGTAAGCCAGCGCAGTCCATGCAGTGCTGCCATTGCCGATCTTGATCTTGCCTGTATCCGTCTCCCGTCCCAGTTCACCAGACAACAGCGTCGGATTAGCCGATGTCCAGTTAGCAGCGGTATCACTGCGCAGCTTCAGCTGAACAAGAACTGTGGTGGGTGTTGTCACTGCTTGGCTCCGCCGCCTGTTAACACTAGGGTAGCCGCAGGACTGGCACCATTACAATCCAACAAAAAGGGCGCTGTCCCAGTAAAAACAACGGACGTAAAGGCTAACGGGGCAGGTTGAGTAGCTCCGCCGCAATCAAGGATATAGATCAGTAGATTGCCGTCAACAATGCGCAGCGAAATTGTGACATCATAGTGCAGACCTGTGTGCTGCTCCTCTGGAGGGCTAACGTATCTATATAGCGACTCTGAATCAACTGGCGACACCCCTCCCCATATTGATGCAGGTAGTCCAAATTGACGATGTATGCCTAAGTTATCGATGTAGTGTGATCGAATGCTGTCTATATTGCTTTGGCTAAGCCCACGGTACGTTAATTGAAGGCTGTGCTGATTGACTCGTGCCGAATGGCGGAATCTCAGCGGACCAGCGAACGTTTCTACTTCGCTGATATTGTGCCTGCCAAGATCAAAACCAATTTCATTGGGAACGATTTCCGGAAAATCAGCCATGATTAAAGAGTGTAAGGTGGCACGAGCTGTAGCACTACGATAGTCTCGATCAATCCTGGCGCGTAGCTGACTTCTGGACTCGAAGCGTAAATCCAATCGTAGTTGGCAGGAAATGTAAGCCCTGACCCGGCCAATACTGACGCGGGCAAATCAAAAGCTGTAAAGCGACCGTGCGTTAGGTAATGGTTAGTAATACTCGTCTGCTGTGCTGCAGTTAGCCCGCGGAATGTAAAACGCAAACTATGGCCGAATGCTGAGTTTACGTGACGCACATTTGTTTCGTCACCAGTGAGCACTACTATCGAAGTGCTAGCTGAAACGCCTGGCGTATAGGTGCGTGTTTGTGGCTGTAGCGCAGGGAAGGTGGCCATGACTATAACGGTGTGACAACAACGAGGAATGTATACGACCTAGAAACAGAACTGGATCCTGTGTTGTTCCAGCCTACCCCTCCGATAGTTTGGGAAGTAACGCCAGCAGAAGAGAGAAGTTCCAGTCTTGTAAGGCTGGAGTTGTCGGTCCCAGGCCCCGGGGGATTAGGTCCGCATACTGTGTCAGTTTGAACGCTGGTGGGACCGACTATCCTCCATCCTGTGATGCCGTAGTACACATCTGTATCCGATACGGTTTGCGTCCCAGCTGGCTCGATCACATAGAACGGATCGCAGTTAAACCAAAGGCTTGAAACAACTGTTGTTGTATTCTCAACCTCTATAGTTTGCGGCACGCCGGTGCCATTCCACGCCGAAGACCCCATTAGAGACGAAGTAAAAGCTAACCCAAACCCGGTAGGGGACCCTGAATCAGGGCACCTGCCTCTTGCGTAAACAGTTTTGCCGGAATCTGCAAACTGCCACGTATATGTGGCTGCGACGCCTTCAGATACGATCGTCTCCTCGCCTGTGTCTGGATCAACCAGCACCCATTCTGTGTACATACCAGGGCATGATTCTTCTAGCTCCAATTCGTCGCCTGGCAGTGGCTCACCGCCTGGGCCAGTTGGGCCTGTTATCTCAGGATCAACCGGCTGATCTAGCGGGTCGGTTGGATTGCTAGGTCCGTTATCAGGATTGGGCGGCGCTTCGGTCAACGGATCAGGCGTCTCGCCGGGTGGCGTTGTCTCTGGCGCATCCGGTACGTTGTACTCAAGATCCTCGGGGTCTGGCAAATTGGGATCAACATATGGATCCGTTCCTATTGGCGTCGTATTACCCGCCCGTCCCGGAATATCACACGTAAATGCGCCGCGACCTGTTGGCAGCGTATAGCCAGGCGCCGTGGCGTCATTGACGATCAATGCAAGAATGCTTTGGCCAAAACTGTTGATTGGAAAGTGCGTAAGGTCAAGTTCGACAATGCCTTCGATGTTGCGATTGATGCGCTCCACTTCGTATAGATAGTCGTGCATACTGATCACATCGACATCTGTCTCACGGCGTAGCAACACGCGCACAATGTCGCCCAATGCAAGAGTGCTATTAAATGCAGCAGGGCGCACACGCAGCCGCAGGTTGTGCTTGATATATCTGCGCCGCGCCGCGAAATAAGCGCCGACCTTGACTGCGTGCAATTCGTTTGTGCAGAACTGACTTAGGTCATACTGCTCGAATGGACCATTCAATGCCCGACCATCAATACGCACCTCAGTGGTGCGGACGATTCCAATGTCACCGTCTGGCTGTTGTCGCCAGATCATCTGGGCACAGATCGGCTTGCGCTCAGCCAAGGGGATATATTCAATTTCAAACCCATCCGGCAAGATGTCTTCTTCGGAAAAGGTATAAACCCAGCTAACGGCAGCAGTCGAGATGGAGCCGCCTGTCGTTACCGGCAACCGTGGACGAAATGCTTTTTTGCCATTCTTGTCTGTGATGCGAAGCAGGAACAGAGTAGAGATCTGCTCCATCCATTCTTCAAGATTGGTCGACTGATCAAAGATGCCGTTGAAGTGAAGGCCGTTGGCATCAGTAAACTCTGCGGCATTCTCCATTTCCACCAAGTCCAGCATCGCCTCAGGAAAGCGGCTGCTCTGGCGGATCAAATACAGCGCCAAATCGATCAGGTTATTGCTTGAGCCAAGCGTGTTATCAAGGATGCGCGTAACTTCCATTCCATCGCGCACAAAGCAATGAACTTGCTTATCCCATGTGTCGTCACCATCGGGGTGCAAGTTGGTGTAGCTCAGCGTCGTCATGTTGGCATAGCTGCCGCCAGTGCCGCAGAATGCCGGGCAGTCCCATGGCGTTGTGCCTGCAACGATGGTAGTCAGGTTGCCAGGTAGCCAGTTGCCGGTACGCGCGTTGTAGGACTGCTGCCAGGTGCCAACGCGGCAGCCGCGCTGAAATAAATCACGCAACTGCTGTTGCGGTAGGTCGCCTTCGCTGAGCACTAGTTGCAGCTTGACCGTTAGTTCATTCGTGATAGGACTATTTGCATAGCTGCCTTCAGTGGCGCCAGGGCTGACAAATGCCCCACCGATTTCACCAACACGCCTGCAGAACACAATCGGCACAGGCTCTCCTACTACGATTGAGCGCTGCCTGGTATCCAATGGGTTTTGGCCGACAGCAGCAGCTTCCTGCAGTGGCGTGACAATCAAACCCGTCTGGTATGGCAGAAGCGCAATCGGATCGGTGATGTTGCTGCTCATAGCCTGATCGGCGCTCCGACGAGCTGTGATGTGTATTTGCGTGGTGGCGCCTGCGCACCAATAGGAGCAAGGCTTGACCCTAACGATACTTCTAGAACTGAGAACGATCCTGACACGCCAACCACCTCGCCCACAAATGAACCGATCAATAGCTGACCGGACTGCGGAATGACCTGCGACAAGCGGCTATCAAACTCGTAAACACGCAGTTCAATCAGATGGTTTTCGTTTAATGCAGATTCAAACAATGAGACTGCTGCCGCAGTTGCAGGCACGGATACGGAAACGCTTGCATCGCTTCCAACGCTGCCGCCAATCAAGCCATTACCAACAAATGGGAAGTAACTCCATGAGTTGCTTTCCCATGTCACAGTCTGCCCGACATAATACGATTGCCAGCGCAGATAGGTTGTAGCGCCGCTGTAAATTCTGAGATACTGTGACTGGGCTCTATTGCTCATCGGACTCCTGCGTAACGACGTCCGCCGCTGGTGCGGTTGCTGCCGAGTAATTGATTGGCGAGGCTCTGAAGGCTGCGCTCAAGGTCTTGCGTGGTGACATAATTCTGCCCACCTTGCTGCATCACTGGTCCGGTCTGCAGGTTGATTGTAGGCGGCGTGTCCACGATGGCTGTATTAGCACTCCCGCCCGGTTGCATAGAAAGTCCGCTAGTTATTGGCAATTTGGCACTGCCTGCCATATTGGTGCTGGCAGCGGCTGTTTTCTGGCTATAGTCACGAAGGGCAATTTGCGCAATTTGATCTCTTGCTTTCTGGAAGATGTT